TAGCATACTTGCGCGGTCAGATCGCGACAAGGCACGCGAGAATTTAGCTCGCCAGCTACGCAGCAATCAAATGATGCGGGAATCTGCGCGGGAGCGGATCAACGCCGGTCAGATTATCGATGAGATACACGAGTTGGATTTAAAACTCATGGGTAGCTCTACTGTGTCAAGCAAGATGGAGATCGATCCCATCAGCGGTATCAACACCATAGTCGAGTACGAGGTGCCTATCCCATTGGAGCGGGAGATCATCTCGGCTTTAAAGGCACGAGTGGATATTAAGTTCAGGTTACTCAGCAAGGTACTGCCGGACCTCAAGTCTACGGAAAGTATATCTCACAACGTCCATGACCACCACCATAGTCATATACATCAGCCGGTATCGAACGTGGAGCTGGCTACGCGGCTGATCCTGTGGCAGAAGGAGATCAAGGCGGATAAGCGGAGGGAGCCGGTGTTGATCGAACACGAACCGCAGGAGGAAAGTGTCTTCGGAGACACTTTTGAAGATGGGGAGTACGACTGGTTATGAGCTACAAGGAAGATCTCTCTTTCCTGGATTCACTGACGATACCTTGGGATGCAATACGCCCACAGATGCCGCTAGAGCTTACCGACGAAGCTGAGATACCTCCAAACTTCGAGGACATGACTTTCGAGCAGACCATGGCGTTTGTGGAAGGGTTGTCCAATGACGAGAAGCGGAACATGCTGGAAAGCGCGAAGGATGTGCAAGCCAGCCTAGTACCGATGGCAGGACCGCAGCAGATGGCGTGTGAGTCGAAAGCTGACCTTACCCTATACGGAGGGGCAGCGGGCGGCGGGAAGACGTTCTTGGCGATCCTGTTGGCTCTGACATATCACCTACGCACCCTGATGATACGCAAGGAGGCTAGCCAACTATATGCAGTACAAGACGAGATCGAAGGAATCCTTGGAAGTCGCGATGGCTTCAACTCCCAGAACGGGATATGGCGGTTGCCTAATAATGAGATTACTGATCCGTACGGTGAGAAACCGTCACGCCAGATTCGTTTTGGAGGACTCAATAAGCCCGGTGATGCAGCTAAGTATCAGGGCGCACCGCGAGATCTTCTCATTATTGATGAAGCGGCTAATATCACGTTCGAGGAATTTGTCTTCTTAACTGTCTGGGAACGGACAGCGGTTATGGGGCAACGTACCCGCACCATCCTATGCTCGAATCCACCTACTGATGCTACCGGCATGTGGATGGTGCGGCTGTTCGCTCCATGGCTGGACCCGGAGAATGAGAACCCGGCAAAGGATGGAGAGATACGCTGGTTCATCACGGTAGACGATGACGACCTTGAGATTGAACCTAGTTTCATAGATGGCGAGGTTGAAGACATTGAGATTGAGGGAGAGATGTATTCCCCGCAGTCGCGCACCTTCATCGGTGCCAAGGTCGATGATAACCCGCACATGATCGCATCCGGGTACAAGAAGAAGCTACAGCGGTTGACTCCCTACCTACGCGAGCGGATGCTACACGGACATTTCCTGTCCAGCCTCGAAGACGATGAGATGCAGGTTATCCCTACTGACCATGTAGAGGCAGCTATGCAGCGGTGGAAGGATAGCCCCGACCTGTCTGATAGGCGCATGAGTGCGATGGGTGTAGACCCATCCAGAGGTGGTGCCGACGAGATGATCATAAGCTGCATCCATAAGAACTGGTTCGCACCCCTGATCAAGATACCGGGCATCGAGGTAAAGACTGGACCGTTGGGAGCGGCAGAGATAGTCAAGGCTCGCCGGGACTCTGCGCCAGTGATGATCGATGCTATCGGTGTTGGTTCCAGCGTCTATGACAAGTGCGTCGAGAACCAGATGGATATCGAGGCGATGATCGGGAATGAGACGACCGACGAGATGTCCAAGGATGGTTTGTTCCACTTTAAGAACAAGAGAGCGATGTGGTATTGGCGGATGAAAGAGTCCCTTGATCCTGAGAGTGGCGACAAGCTCATGCTGCCCCCTGACAAGAAGTTGAAAGATGATCTGTGCGTGTTCACGTACAAGGTGTTGGATGGAAATATCATCCAAGTTGAATCGAAGCCGCTAGCAAAAAAGCGGATAGGTCGGTCCCCTGATGCGGGTGACTCAGTGATATACGGCAATAGTAGGACTGTGCCGTTGTCAGACTTGCGTAGAGGCTCGAAAAGGTTTAAAGTAATACGTTCAATCGGAGGAAGACGAAGATGAGTCATAAGAAGCAGAAGAAGCCTAAACAGAAGCCCAAGCCCAAGCCCATGCCCAAGCCCAATCCCGGTGGTTATTGATGTCGGACGATTATGTGGGGGATGTAAAACCCGTTCCCATCAAACCGCCTATGACTCAGGAAGAAGTCGAGAACTGGATCATGCTCGCAGGGCAGACCGGCAAGGTTGTGTTCGAGATCCATGTGGTCGATCCTGAGATTGATAAAGATCCGACCATGCGTGCGCTGCTGGAAAGCCTGACTGAGATGATCCACAACGGGATCATGGGAATGCCATTCCTGGAATCCAACCGCCCCAAGAAGTCCAAGATTCACATGGCTATCGTTGACGCCAAGGGCAAGCCACTAACACCACCTAAATCGGAAGGGTCGAAAGTTGATGGTGTTGTTTATTCTAAAGACGAGACACCTAATCCGGCGGCATAATTATGACACCACAAGAAATTAAAGCGAGGTACGATGCGCTATGGGCGATTCGGAAGACACCAGAAAATACGTGGGATCTGATCGAAAAATTCATCGCTCCGATACGGGGCGGCAAATTCTTTCAGGACCAGACAAGCGAACACGAGATCGATTGGCGCAGAGGGAGAGATGTGTACGACTCGACAGCTATCCTCGCTGCCAATACACTGGCTTCCTCAGTCCATGGTGCCCTGACTAATCCATCGAACCGTTGGTTCCAACAGCGGTTTCGCCAAAGTGCCCTGAACGATGAAGATGAAGCAATCGAATGGTTGCAGGCGTGTTCAGAGATAGTCTGGTACGCACTACAGGAGTCGGACTTCAACCTACAGATTAACGAGTGTTATCTGGATCTGGTCAGCTTCGGCACCTCCTGTGTCATCGAGGAAGCGGAAAGCGAGGTCGAGTGGAAAGGGCTGAACTTCTCTACCCTTCCAATCCGAGAGATTTACTTCGAGCCTGATCACAAGGGCAGGGTGCTGAGATTCTATCGCCGCTATGAGTGGCACGCTCTACAAATCTGCGACAAGTTTGGCGACAAGACGCCTCCTGAGATTGTGGAGAAAGCGAAAGCCCCGGCGCAAGCGGATTTCAAGTTCACCGTTATCATGGCGATCTACCCCCGCGAGGGAAAAGAGAATGCGGATACCAGTCAACTGCTCAAGCCCGAAGACCGCCCCTTTGAATCAAAGTTCATTCTGCATGAAACTGCGATGCAGTTGGGTGATGAAGGCGGCTTTTATGAAATGCCTGCATACCTCCCGCGCTGGCAGAAAGCGTCAGGCTCAGTCTGGGGTTTTGGTCCCGGCACCATAGCCCTGTCAGACGTTATGACCCTGAATACCATGGTAGAGCAGCGGCTAGGTGCCGCAGCCAAGGTTATCGATCCCCCATCACTGGTCACTGAGCGCGGATTGATGTCCGATCTGGATCTCGGTCCCGGTGGTCAGACCGTGGTGCGCGACATCAATGCGATCAAACCATACGAGTCCGGTGCCAAGTTCGATGTGGCCGATAACCTTATCATGGACTACCGCATCAACATCAACAAGATCTTTCTAGTCGATAGACTTGAACTGAAAGAATCCCCAGCTATGACCGCCACGGAAGTTAACGCGAGATTTGACCTTATGCAGAGATTGCTTGGGCCTGTGTTTGGCCGGTTGCAAACTGACCTTCTTGATCCCTTGATCGAACGTACGTTCCGTATCCTGCTCCGTGGCGGTCAACTTCCACCTATGCCCCAGATGTTAGTAGATCAGGAAGCAGACATCGACATCGATTACATCGGGCCTATGGCGCGAGCGCAGAAGTCTGACAGCATCCAGATGATGACTCAATGGATGGGGATGATGGGTGAGATGGGGCAGATGTTCCCAGAGTTGACAGTGCTACCAGATCCGCAACAGTTTGGTCGTGAGGTGGCGAAGGCGATGAACGTGCCTGCTACGATTGTCCGATCCAAGGATGAAGTGGATTCTGAGATCGAGAAGAAGGAGCAGGAGGCGTTGCAGAGGCGTCAGCTTGAATTGGCAATGGGTGCAGCGGAAGGGTTGCAGAAAGCCGGTGCCGGTGCCAAGAGCGCAGCCGAAGCCGGGGTGCAGGTACAATAACATAAGTGTCTTGGAAGACACTTTTTAACAGGATAAGAAATGGCAGAGCCAACAAAAAAGGTAACCACAGTCGAAGATATTCGTCGTCTCATTCGTCACAAGGGCGCGGATATCGTGACGTTTATGAACAACCCTGTTGGTAAGGCAGTGGTCAAAGCCCTTGAAGAAACTTTTTACGATGGCGAGCTGTTTGATCCAGATCCATATCAGACCGCCTACAACCTTGGTCGCCGCGATGTGGTGTCCTACATGAAACAACTACAACGAATAACGGAGAAAGAAGAATAATGCCTTTAGAGTTACCTGATGGCTGGCGTGACCAGCTTCCCGAAGATATAAAAACAAACGGTGTGTTTGACGATATTAAGTCTATCGACCAGATGGCGAAGATGATTGTCAACAGTCGTCAGCTCCAAACCAAACAGATCAGTATTCCTGGTTCTGATGCGTCAGCAGAAGCGAAAAGTACGTTCTACAAGGATCTCCAAACCAAAGTACCGGACCTCGTGTACGTGGGTGAGGGAGCCGATATGAGTACCGTCTATGATCGTATGGGTAGACCGGGATCGTCCAGTGAGTACAATCTGGGGGACGTTCCAGATCCTCTAAAAGACAACTTCTCGAACCTTGCAGGTAAGGCGCATGAGTTGGGGATTAGTAACAAGCAGTTCAAAGGGATCACTGATATGATTGTCGGTGACTATACCAAGAGTGCGGATTTGCACGCTGGCAGGGTTGATGAGTTGGGTAAAGCACTGGACAAGGAATATGGTGAGGCGAGGGGTGAGAAATTAAAAACCGCCACGAATTTTGCCAAGCAGATTGGTTTTGACGATACCTTTGTCGCTGCCATCTCAGATGGGGAAGTTAGCGTCGATAACATGAAAGCCTTGGAGAAGGTTATGGGAGGATACAAATCCTCTGGTCCCAATATTGGTGATGAAGATGGGGCAGGCGGATTCACCCATCTCACTCCCGATCAGGCGGAACTAGCACTTAGCGAGATAGAGAAAAACAAGGAACATCCGTATTGGGACAATTCAAGTTCTGCGCATACTGCTGCTGTGAAAAATTACGTGGAGCTGGTACGGGCAGCAGAAGCGGGTAAAGAATTGAGCGAAACTGATAAGTTCCGAGAAGCCTTGGCAGGACGCGGTTGACAAATGGGCGGTTTGCGCCCATAATTAGAATCTACTGGCGACTACCAATAAAGGCTCGCCAGAAAATACAGGGCCAACCATTTCGGTAGCTACCCTTCCATGTAATACTTTAGGAGGATAGCAAAGTGGCTACCGACATTGACAAAATCTATATCTCGACATTTGAGCGCACTCTGCGCCATCTCGCACAACAAGCCATCACCCGTTTACGTCCGTATGTCACGGAGCGTACTACTGGTGGTAAAGACCACGGCTGGGAACGCTTGAGTGCGTCTACCAGTACCAACAAGGCTGCTGGTCTGGTCGCAACCCCTTCCACTGGCGGTACCTACTCAAGACGTTTGAGCATCACCGCAACCGAACATGCTGGCGACAGCACGCAACAAGAAGACATCGTACAGATGTTGATCGATCCCAACAGCAATCAGGCATTGTCTCTTGCCATGGCGATTCGTCGTTCATGGGATGACAAGATTATTATCGCTGCTACCGGGGACGCAACTGATGGTGATGGTGACCCTGTTGTCTACGATACCGCTAACCAGCAAATCGACGCTACTGGTTCTCAGATTACTTTCGATCTGGTAACTCAGGTTCAGGAAAAGTTCATGGAGAACGACATCGAGCTGGATATTCCGAAAGTGTTTGTCGTCGGGCCGAAGCAGATTCGCAAGCTCATGCAGCTTACTGAACAAACCAGTGCCGACTACGTGCATCGCGAAGCAATGCAGAAGTTGTCTACCACTGGCATTGTGGCGAACTGGATGGGTTTCACATGGATCATGTCTACCCGGCTGAATGTCGATGCCGGTGTGCCTGATACCATCGATCTGTTAGCCTTTACCAAACGTGGTCTGGGTATGCAGATGAACCGTGAAATGCTGGTTCGGGTCGCGGAAGATCCTACCCAGTCATTTGCATGGCGCATCTACTGTGCTACTACCTTCGGCGTGGTTCGTACCGAAGACGAGCATGTGGTCTGGCTGATTGTTGACAACACGTAAGATCCGCAGGGAGAAAGTGTCTCGGAAGACACTTTCTCCCTTTTTTTATTTGCATTTAATAGAGGAATAGCAGAATGGCACTAAGTAAACACATGGCACAGAGCGATTTGTTACGCATACGCAAAATGATGGCACGCGGTATATTGGATGTAGCATCGATCCAAGAGGTAGTCCCCCTTCACACAGGCAGTATCCAGCATATTCTCGATGTGGGCTTAGACGCACCAGCGAAAGCTGCTGCCGAAGCTGCTGCGCGAGATAAAGTTGCTATGTTGGAAGCGAGGGCGACAAAAGCTGCGGAAGCTGTGAAATCTGCCATGGCAGAATTGGCGGTGGCTCCTGCTGCTGCTGCTCCTGCTGCTCCTGCTGATCCTGTTGATCCTACCAAAAAACAGACTGCTGCGGAAAAGGCTAAAGCTAAGGCTGCGGCTGTTAACCCTGTAAGCTAAAGGAGAACGACATGATTAGAGGTACAATTAACGAAGGCATTTCCAGCTTGTCAAAGCAGCGGCATCTTACCGCCGGGTTGATCAATGATGGTGTTGGAGGTGAGTCTTACGAGTCAATCAACACTATCATAGGTGAAGTGCCCGGCGAGTTGCGAGATGCCATTGATGACCATAACGCAGCGGTTACCCAATTTCCATCGAATGCGTTCAACGGCACTTTCGAGTAGTCCACCATGGCTAGCTCGGAAGTTGAAATCTGTAACCTTGCACTAGGTTGGCTCGGTGGTGATCTAATCATCAGCCTCGATGATCCAAGCGTCGAGGCGAAGTTGTGCAAAGCGAACTACGCGCCCTTGCGTGACGCTGTACAGGAGGAACGTGAGTGGACTTTCTGTATGAAGCGGATAGAACCTTCCTCTTTGCAGGAAGATCCCCTCTACGGCTTCGACAAGGCTTTCCAGATCCCCCCTGATGTTCTTCGAGTGGTTCAAGTCAGTCGGCTGGATGACTCGGTTATTGAGGGGTCCGTATCGAATCAGGGTATCCGGTCCAGTGCCAGAGGTGGTACCGGGATAGGTCGTGAATCCAGGATTGAGTGGTTGGTGGAAGGGGAGAGGATTGTGGCAAATGACGCCACACGAATCGTTTGCCGTGTTCTTGTCCGAATCACGGACACCACTAAATTCTCTGCTGCATTCGATCAGGCACTTGCTGCGCGTCTTGCTATGGACATCGCCATACCGCTGACCAACAGCGAGAAGATGCAGAAATCCATGGCAGGCATGTACGGCGATAAGATAGCACTCGCTGCTGCCACTGATGGTATGCAGGGACGGTCATACAACATCCGTTCCGACTCTCTGACAGTAGTGAGATGATGTGTCTAAACTACAACGTAGAAATCTAAGTTTTCAGGCAGGCGAACTCTCCCCCCGTTTCTTTGGACGTAGTGATACTGAAATTTATCAGAAAGGTTTGGCGATTGCTGAGAACGTGTTTATCGATAAACGTGGCGGCGCGTTCAAGCGCGGTGGTTTGGAGCATATTGGTCAGATTGATGCTAATAGTGCCCGAATGTTTACCCTGCAAGTAAGTCGTACCCGCTATTACACTGGGGTCATCTTCTTTGATTTAATTCTCAACAAAGGCCAGATGCTCATTATTGCCCCCGGTGCCGGTGTCATTGGCAGTAACCTACTTTTGAATGGTAACTTTGCTAGTGGTGGTTTGAATTGGAATTCAGCGGTTGAACCTGTTAGCTCACAGGTGTTGTTCAATTCCGGTTTTGTAGAGTTGCGTCCAGAACAGAATAATATAGAACTGGTGGTTAACGGTAGTTTCCAACAGCAAGGTTTGAACTGGATTGTCCGGGAAGTACCTGCCGCGTCGAGTGTCACGTTCACTGTTGGGGAGTGTACCTTAATTCCGCGCGGGACAGCGGGTGACATTGCGGGTATCGCGCAACAGCTCACTACCAATTCTGCGGGTGGGGTTCATACTATAACCATTGTTGGTAACTTCGGTTCTAATGATGTACGAGTTCAGGTAGGTGTTGCCGAAGATGATGGCACCTATCTTGATACAGTCGTCAATGATTTATCGTCTGGTCAATCGATCAGCTTTACGCCTGCGGCATCTCCGTTTTTCATCACTATAGATTGCATCAGCCCCGAAGTGTTTGCGGCATTAGATAGCATCTCGGTACAGGAAATAGTTACCAAAACATCGGAGGTATCGCAAGAAGCTACTGTGATCGCTGCGATAACGGATACACATGCGGTATTTGTTGGACAAGCGGGTGTCGAGAGGTTGCATGTTCTGATCGGCACGACTGATGGTGCCAGCGACATCGCTGAATTCGATTCGGCTGCCCATGAGATTGTCGGCACGTTTGTTCCTAACAATGCGACTTACTGGGTTACGGTGTTAGCTGATGGTAATCAGATCGAGAGTGCAACTGTTACTTTTATTGGTACCGCAGCAGAGGAAGAAGTTGGTGAGCTGGGATTTTTAATGGATGCTCCGTGGACTGAGACACAGGTTGATGAAATTCATGTTGCAGAAGTGCCTAGCGGTAAGACGTTGTATTTTACGCATCCGAATGTGCCTGTGCAAAAATTGCTCTATGATCCTTTGCTCGATGTGTTCGTACCATTAGAGGAAGTGTCTTTTGTAAACCCTCCTGCGCAATGGGACGGTACTAATCATCCTGCAACGGGTACGCATTTTCAAGGTCGTTTATGGTTGGCAGGTACTCCCGGCGAGCAGCAAACTATCTGGGGATCGGTATCAGGATCAGCGGAAGACTTTACGGTGACAGCGGATAGTGATAGTTCATCCATCGAATTCACTCTGCAAGAGTTTGGGCGTATCGAATGGATGCTTGGCACCAAGAATTTATTGATCGGTGCTGAGAACGGTGAGCATATTATTGATTCGGAAGCTGGCGTCATCACTCCGACAGATTTTAAGATTCAGCAGCAGTCGTCTTTTGGTTCTAATAACATGCAGGGTATACAGGTAGGCGAGAAGGTGTTCTATTTGACCCCTGATGGACGCAAGTTGCGGGCCATGTCTTATGAGTGGCAGGAGGACAACTGGCTGTCACAAGATCTCACGTTCGCCTCAGAGCATATTATGCAGGGTATTGGCAAGCATAGTGCTTGGGTACAAAACCCTGATGCCTTGTTTGCCTTAGTGCTTGAAAGTGGCATACTAGCAGTGTTGACTTATGACAGGACAGCGCAGACAGTTGCGTGGACTCGTCTAATAACGCCGGGGATGAACATTAAGGATATCGCAACGGGGCGTTCTAACGGGATTAACGAGCTGGCGTTAGTAGGACAACGGCAAGCAGGTAAGATTGATATTGAAACTAATTCTGGTAGTAGGCAGAAGTTGGATTCTTACGCTTCCGTATTCGATGCCGGTGGTACTAACATCATCACAGGGCTTGACCACCTTGAAGGTAAGACGGTACGCCCGATTGTTGATGGCGCGGTTAACCCATTGGAGGTTGTGGCAGGCGGGCAGATCACAACACAGCAAACTGGTATTCAGTTATTTGCCGGTATCCCTTATACTGCGAAGATTGTCACCTTGCCGCCTGATATACCGGATGGTCAGATTCGCTCATGGAAGAAGCGATGGAACAAAGTGTGGGCTTTGATGTTTGAGTCCAAAGCTCCGATCATCAATGGTGTTAGGCCACCAGATCGTACACCATCAACTCCAATGAATACAGTGGAGCCTGATACCTCGCGGCATTATAAGACGGTGAATTTGGGCTGGGATGATTTTGGTCAGGTTACAATCGAAGAAGATTTGCCGGTCAACATGAACGTGCTGGCGATCTATGGCGAAATGGGCGCGGAGAGTGTTGACTAATGGCAAGTGAAACAAGGTCAGGTATGTTGTCAGGGGCAGCGGCAG